CATTGTTTTAAATTTATTATTAAAATATATTTTATCATCTTCAATCATATCATCATAATTTATACTATTCATATCTATAATTTTATCCAAATCTAAAATTTGATTTAAAACTTGGATTAAATAAAAACGGCTCGATTGAGTAATTTCGTATGGAAAGAATAACCATTTAATTTTCTTTGCATTTTCATAATAATTTACTCTAATAATATTATAAAAATTTCCTATCCATAATCCTGAATAATTTATCATCATATTTTTTTCTAATTCTATAAAATCTAATCTATTAACGACAGTACTTCTAATTTCATTTAATTTATTTTCAGTAGCTTTAAAAATTTTTGAATCATAATAATTTTCTAAATTTAGTGGATAATAATTAATCCAATTCACATAATATTTACCATTCATAATTTCTAATGTTTTTAATAAACCAAGAAAATTATGACAAATTATATCATAAATTAATTTATTATCATTAGGATATAAATCAAGTAAATTTTCACTATCTGATTTTAATAAACCTATACCCATATTTCCAAATTCAAAATTATTAGAGAGAAAAGTATTATTTCTTTCTTCATTTTTTAAACTATTTGGTATATATTTTTTCCCAATTGGTGAATATAACAATTGATTTAAATCAGAAATTTTTTTCAGGAGATAACTATTATCTTTATCATCTATGAAAGGTAATAATAGTAAGATAACTCCTTTTATGTCTCGATAATTATTTTGAGTCCATTGATCATAATAATCTTTGATATCTTTATCAAATGATAATTTATTTGATATTAATTCAACAATAAAAATAGTTAATTCTTGAATTATTTCACAATCTTGTTGATTTAATTTTGGGAAAAAGTTTTTAACTACTTTTTTTATCTCAATTGTAAAATTATCAGTAATAAATATTTTTTGTGAATTTCTAATATTATTTAATAATATATTAATATCATGTGACATTATTAAATAATATGATATATTTTTATTACTAAACCAATTAATTTATTGGTTTATAGGTCCATTTATCGGTATCAAACACTAATGATAATTTACCTTTATTATACGAAGTCATTACTGATGGTTCTAATTTATTTGATTTATTAACTATTTTTAATATTTCACAGCATACTGATTGATGGGTTACTAATACGATATTTTCATTTAATAAATAATTTTGAGAAATTAAATTTTGTAATAATTTTCTTGTTCTTTTACAAACTTCTTTATTATCTTCTGGATATACAATATCAGTTGATTTAAAAAATGATTTATAATTTAAATTACAATTAAATGATTCTGCTAAATATTCTGGTAATGATATTCCAACAGCTTTTTTCGGAATTAAATCTTGATGGTGTATTTCTACTAATCCATATTCTAAATTAATATTTATATTGTTATTTTTGGCATAAGGATAAATTGTTTGAAGAGTACGAATAAATGGTGAACAATATATTTTTGTTATATTTTCTTTTTTAAGATAATCAATTAATTTTACTGAATTATTTAAACCTGTTTTTGTTAATGGAGAAAAAAAAGAACAATCCTGTGTTCTATCTTCATGTCTCAAAATATAAATTTTCATTCTATATAAACATCTATATAATAATTTGATAATATCTAAATTTTTTTATACATATATATATATGGACACTTTTGATCCAGAATCAGAAGGTATAATAACAAGAGTTATTAGCTATTTTAATGAATTTAATATTGTAATAGAACACTATAATTCTTTTCATTTAAGAATGAAAAAAATAAATGAAAAAAAAATTAATAGAGAACAATTAACTCCAGATGATTTATCTTTTGAAGAAGAATATGATAATTTAAATTATATGGATTTAGATATATCTTATATAGATAATAATATATTTGATTTTTTTGGTTTTAAATTTAGTAAGGATCTAAAAAACCCTCAAAATTTAGCAGATTTTTTTATAGATAAAATAAATAATATTGAAAAATATCCTTCAGATTTAACTTTATATTCTGCATATACTAATCAAACAAATATTATGAATAAAAATTTATGTTGGTTTACTCATAGAATAGATCAATCGATACTATTTCCTTTTGATATTTCACGATTGGATATTTTTAATGCTGAATCTAATAGACCACATATTTACAGTTTTAAGTTAAAACAACCTCTTAAACTAATAAATTCAAAATCAAATCATAATATGGAAATTTTTAATAATTTTTTTCCATTTGAAGGATATTTCTTTAAAAATTTTATTAAATTTGTATTTAATGAAGATTTTAATCAAGAAACATTTGCTATTGTAAAAAATAAAAGAATATTGTACATAATTGAAGCAATAAATAGATTTATTAGTTCAAAAAAGTCTAGATTTCAAAAAATAGATGGATATAAAAATGATTTAGATCAATGTGAAATAGCTGTTATAGGTTTTTCAAATTTAGTTGATATACAAACAATTAAAGAATATCGAATAACACAAATAGGCAGAACTGGTAATTTTTTTAAACTCCCAATAAAACAACATCAATTAGATAATTTTTTTCGTATTATTGGTGATATTATTTATGATATAAAATCAAAATCAAGAATGACATGTCCAGAAAATTTAATAATTAAATATAGAAATACCAATGGTCAAGAATCTCTAAAAATATTTAATTGTAGTTGTATGCCTATCGATGTTTGGCAAAAAAAATATTTAAAATATAAAACAAAGTACCTACAACTTAAATCATTTATCAGATGATATCATTAAATTGCTAAATAATAATAATAAACCACCAATTACAATTAATAAAATAGCAAAAGCAAAGTGTCTATCTGGAGTTGAAAATATATATGGTATTGGATTTTGTTTATCAATTAACATCTCTAATATTTTATAAAATAACTCTCTTATATTGATTATTATATCTTCAATTGGTTTTTTATGTGGTAATTTAGTATCAATTATTTGATGTTTTTGAAACATATCTGGTGAATTTCTAATTCTTAATTGTTTTTCTTTTAATTCATTATTTTCTTCAAATTTTTTATTAAAATTTTTTTGATCAAACTGTTTATTAATATCTCTATTTGATTTGTTTGTTGTTACATAATTTAATCCTTTTATATCTGACATTATTATATAATTATATATAAAAAAATTGTCTATGATAATATTTTTTTATAAAATTTAAGTTAATAAAAAGTTTTATAAAAAAATTGAATTAAAAATATATGGACTATAAGTATATATATTTAATGTTATATATTAGTTGTCCAACATGTGGCTATTTTTTAGGTCAAAAAAATTTAGAATATGAAGAAGGTAAACAAAAAATTTGTACTAATCCAAAATTATCAGCTGAAGAAAGAGAAAAAGAATTAAGCAAATTATTACTAAGTTTAGGACTTAGAAGGTATTGTTGTAAAATGAGAATGATGACTTATAAAGATATTGTACAAGATATTTTACCTGTTGTTAGCAGTGAATAAAAAAATTTGATTTATTAATATATTGACCCTATAAACATATTAATAATGTCTTCATCCTTTAATAATTTCGTATATGCTGTTGTTTTGTCTTTCTTATTTGCTTCTGCTATGAGTTTCACACGTAATACTACGTTTGAAAAAAATACTACAAATACAACATTTAACAGTACTGGTTTGGAATGTGATGTCTGTCAGTTTGTAGCTCAAGAAGCTGAAGCTTTACTTTTGACTAACAAAACATTAACTCAAATTGAGACTGATCTCGATTCATTGTGTCAGAAAACAAAATATGATACTCTATGTGAAAGGGTTGTTAATACATATCTTCCAAAAATTATTGAATTTCTTGAACAGGAAGAAACACCACAACAAGTTTGTCAACAAGTTGGTTTATGTTAAACCTTTGTTTTAACAAAAAATTGTCTTACGATAATATTTTTTATTAAACCTTTGTTTTAACAAAAAATTGTCTTACGATAATATTTTTTATTAAACCTTTGTTTTAACAAAAAATTGATTTAAAATTTTACTATTTATTTAGATATTATATATAATGTCAAATCTTAGAAATTTTGTTAGAATATGCGATGTTACTTTGAGAGATGGAATTCAAAACTTAAAATCAACTAATACTATTTTTTCTAAAAATTTAAAAAATGATATTATCTATAGATTAAATAATTCTAATATTAATAATATTGAATTTGGTTCTAATGTAAGTCATAAAATTAAAGAAATGGCTAATACTAAAGATGTATTACAATCAATGAATTTTGACAATTTAAAATCTAATTTATTTTTATTAGTTCCAAGTTATAATAAATATGAAGAATTAAATAGTTGGGTTAATATTAGTAAGGTAAATAGAATTAGTTTGATTACAGCATGTTCTGAAACATTTGTTCAAAAAAATACAAATATGTCATTAAATGAAAATTTAAATCAAATAGAAAAAATATTAAATTCAACTAGTAATAAAAAATTTAGAATTTATATCAGTACATGTTTTGGTTGTCCATTTGAAGGAACCATTAATGAAACACATCTTAAAAATATTGATTTGATTTTTAATCGTTTTAGACAACATGAAAAAACAGAAGAAATTGTAATTTCAGATACGATTGGTACTTATGATATGGACCAATTGCATCACTATCTAAAAAATTATAATTCGACTAATAAATTATCATTACATATTCATACACATTCTGAAGATTCAAATATTCAAAAAATAATTGAAAAATATGGAGATCAATTGGTATCAATTGATACATCATTAGGTAATCTTGGTGGATGTCCAAGTGTTAGTTCTAATAAACTGAAACCAAATTTATCTACTTTAAAAGTGGCATATTTAATAAACCAAATTACTAGAAAACAAACATATGATATTGACGAAATTCTCGATTTAGAAAATTTAGTTAGAACTACAATAACAGGTAATTAAATAATTTAAATCAACTTTTTGAAGTATTACATTAGTATATATTTTGTTTAATTCTTCAACTAATTTTGTTGAAGCATTATAATCCAAACTATTAATAAATAGTATACCTTTAGGAAATAACATTTTTTTTAAATATGAATAATCTAGTATTATTTTTTCAGTAACAAATGTATCATCAACTATCATATTATATTTTTGATCTGATTTATTGATATAATCATTTATATCATTAAGATAATAATGAATTTTTTTTGGTGGATTTGGATTAATTGTTTTAAACATTTCAAACATCATAATTTCCGCATCAACACAATCTATTTTAATAATATTATTATTCTTAGATAAATCTATTGATAATTCTCCATTTCCTAATCCTAATAAACATACTTTATTAATGTTTTTTGGATATGTCTGTAAAATAATATCTTTGTTATATTTAATTGGTGTTAACATAGATAAATTAACAGTATTTATATTGTTAAAATCTAAATTAGGTAAATTATTAAATTCTTGTGTAACATATAACAACTGAAGAAATATTATAATTAAAAATAAAAATAATAAAACTTGTCTCATATTATTATTAGTAGATATTTCAAATTAAAAAAATACGATATGAGATAAAAAAATTGAACATTTATTTATAGAAATAATATCTTAATTACTAATGGAAAAATGCATAGTTAACACAAATTATATGAATGATGGTTTCATTATTAAAAACCCTGATGGTGAAGATGAGATAATTCACATACCATACAATTTAAATAATGTCTTAGTAAATGAATCAGATATTATTCAAATTTTAAATCAATATAATGTCAATATAGACAAAATTAATCATATTGAATACTTTAGACAGGCATTTACTCATAAATCATATTGTAAAAAAGATATTTATCCATCTAATATTTTATTTGATGCTAGAAATGAATTGGGAAATCCCGAAGAGTTATTAGATTTAATGGATAAAAGTTATGAACGTTTAGAATATTTTGGTGATCGTGTGCTTAAATTAATTGTATCAATGTATTTATTTCATCGATATCCAAAACAAGATGAAGGATTCATGACAAGATTACAAACAAAAATAGAAGACAAAAAGAATTTATCAATTTGGTCTAAAGAAATAGGACTAAGTAAATTTTTTATAATTAGTAAACAAATTGAATTAATGAATGGTAGAAATTTAGAAAAAATTCATGAAGATGTTTTTGAATCATTTATTGGAGCATTATTTTTATCAAATGGATTTGAACCATGTATGTTTTTAATAATTAATATGTTAGAAACAATGATTGATTATTCAGAAAAATTATATTGTGATAATAATTATAAAGATCAATTACTCAGAATTCATCATCAAAATAAATGGAAATTTCCTCAATATGTTACTATTCATTTTGAGGGACCACCTCATAAACGCAAATATATTATGGGCGTTGAACGATATGATATTGAACCAGATTGTCCATTAGAAAAAAGATGTATTAGCTTTGGTATTGGATCATCTAAAAAAGAAGGTGAACAAAATGCTGCAAAGATGGCATTAATTATTCATGGTATTTTAAAACAAGATCAATATGTTCAATCAGATATTTATTATCCACCATGGGATAAGATTGCTGCATTTGATGGTGAAACAATGATTATTAAAATTGACGATCATGTAGAAGAACCAAATAGTTCTGAGTTAGAAAGTAAAGTTTTAGAACCTGAAATAAAAATAGAAAATAATATTCAAGAACCTGAAATTAAAAAAAAAGTTATTAAAAAATCAAATAGAAAAATAACAAAAGATCAAGATTCTGGTAATTTTTCGGAAAAATCTGTTGATGATTAACTAATATAAACGCATAAAAAGCGTAAATATATTTAAAAAAAAAGATTACTTTATCAATAATGTCAGAAGAATTACAAAATGAGTTTTTTTCTAAAAAAACCATAGCTGGACTAAATAAAGTATTATTACAACAATCAAATTATCAAAATTTAAACCGTGAAGGTAAAGAAAAACTAATTAATGTTTTAATAAAAAATATGAAAGTTGTTTATAGATCACTAGATGCTACAAAAATTAATAAAGATAATTTTAATTCTATTTTTGATCAATTTAAAAAACATGCAGTTAATGAATCTTTGGATGAGATTAAAAAAAGTAATGTTCTAATGAATTTACAACAATCTTCATCAGATTTAAAATTTGAAAGAGATTTTAAATCAAATCCAAATCCTGGAAATAAATTTTTAGATCGTCCTGAATCTACAAAAAGTATTACTTCTCAAGTAAGTGTTACACCTCAAATAAGTCTTAATAAAAGACCAAATGAAAATTTATCTGGAGTTAGTGCTAATAAAAGTAAATTTGATTCAAGTTTAGATCAAGCTTTTAGACCAATTGTTGAGAATATTACAGATCAAAATTTTTTTAATAATTATGATACTGGTAGAAATGCCAAAGATGTTAATTCTATGATGGAAAATATTCAACAAATGAGACAGAGTGAATTGAATATGAAAAATCAAAAGCCTCCAACACCTGAATTTTTAAAATCAAAAAAAACTAATCCTGATAAAATAGAACTAAGGAATGATATTCAACCTTTATCTCAACCAAATGGTAAAATAGATTTTCAAAATATGAAATCATCTGATTTTAATAGAGGTTTTCAAGGTTTAGCAATTGATTCAGGTGATAATTTAATGAGTTTAGATAATATTGATAAACCATTAATTGATCAAGAAATAATTGAGGATGCACACAGCTTTGAAGATAGATTAAAAAGATTACAGTCTGATAGGGATAATTTAAAAGTTCCTCAAAGTAATGATAAAATTGATTTTACAAGTGAAAAATTTCCTCAATCAAATATGAATTCAAATGATGTAATACAAGAACAAAATAGAGTTAGATTTAATGATACTGATATTCAAATTCCTGTTAAGAAAAATGATTTTGATATTGAAGCAAAACGAAATGAAATGATAAGAGAAGCTGAATTAAAAAAGAGAAGAGACATAGAATTAAGAAAAGAAGCTGAAATGAGAAATCAATATAAACAACAAATTCCTATTGAAACAAATGATAGATTTAATGATTTAAAAAATAGTATGAAAATGGTAAATATTGAAGTTAAAGAAGATGTTGTTAAGATAAATCAGTATAAACAACATATTGAAGACTTAAAAAATGAAATAGATGAATTAAAATTAGAAAACATAAGATTACAACAAAATAATGATTATGAAAAAATAATTGAAATTAAAAAACAAATAGCGAGTGAATTTGAAGTATTAAGTCAAAAAAATAGTGAATTAGATACAAAAACCGCTGAATTAAATTTAAAAGATATTGAAATAAATAAAAAAGATTCTGATCTAAAACAATTAATTAAAAATTATGATTATTTATTTAGAACTAATCAATTACAAATAGAAGTAACAAATCCAAATAATGAATCTAAATATATATTTCCCTTAGATAAAATAAATGATGCTATTGGTATTAAATTAATGTCTTATTCTATACCTAACCCATTGTTTAACATTGAAGAAAATAAAAATAATCAATTAAAATTATTATATAAAAATGAAGAAATAATTTTAAATATATCTAATGGAAAATATAATATTGAAGACTTGGTTGAAATTCTAAATTTAGAATTATCAAATAAAAATTTAACTGAAATTGAAATTAAATTAAACAAACAACAAAAAATTATAATAGAAATATCAAACGATGAAGAAGTATTATCTATTATTCCAACATTATTATCAACAGAAAATTTAGGATTTACTTCTAGTTCAGAAAATAAAAAAATTCATATTGCTGATAAAATATGGGATTTAAGAATGATTGATAAAGTTTATTTATTTTTAAATAATTTATCTGATGAAGTTCCTTTTGGTATTTTACATTTTAATGGTAAATCAATATGTCAGTTTAAATTTGAGAAACCATTTAATATTGATAAATTAGATATAGAATTTAAAGATTCCAAAGGATTACCAATTAATTTTCATAATTTATCACATAATTTAAGTTTTTTGATAGAAAAAATTAGTTAACATTTCTAAAATATATTTTTCTATTAGCATTCATTTCATCATCTTTAGTAATATTATTAATAATAGAATCAAAAGATTCACCTCCAACCAATCTAATAATAAAATTAATTGAATAAACACCACATTCTGAATTAGCGAATTGATGTTGAATATGATTATACCTAATATCAAAACCACCACCTATTAAATTATTAATTTGTTGGTTATCCTTCAATATTTTATTTAAATCTTCTTTTTTCTTTCCTTTAATTTTTTCAATTACATCATTAATATGTAATTGTGAATTATATTTTTTTTTATATAAATATTTAGTTAATCTATTAATAAATTTTCTAATTCTTTTAATTGGTTTTTTTGCAACAGAGTCAAAGAAATATATTTGATTTTTTTTTAAATCAGTATATAATGCAACCCAATGAGATCCATCTTTCCAATGTTCATCTAAATTTATAACCATACCTATTTTATTTTTACCTTTTTTTTCTAAATCTTCAAAATTTAAGTTATCAATCCCTAATATAGGTATTTCTTCAAAATCAGATGGAACAGCACCCAAAAATAAAAAATCTTTATGAACAGTATGATATTGTTCTATCACGTCATTAATATGGGTTGTACTTAACCATTCATATTTTTTATTTGGACCTTTGGGTCTAAAAGTATTGGTCAATATATCTTCATTATTTAATTCTTTAACAATGTCTAATCTTAACCAACATGTTTGTTCATTACATTTATCTGATAGTTTATTTTCTAAATCATTAACTAAAGCTTCTTTAGGTTGATTAATATTTATTTTATTGGTATTTTTTTTATTATAATTTTCAGCAATTGATTTTAAAGTTTCTAAAGAAAAACATGAACCATTTGAAAATTTTTTACTTGGAGCACATTTCATATCGGGATCTAAATTAGAATTATTTATTTTACTCATTAATTATAGCTAGATTTTTTATTATAAAAAATATAAATATTTTATCTATATATATATATATGTTTCGCTTTACAGCTAATGGTCATTTTATTGTAAAAGAAAATTTTAGTCAATATACTGAATTAAGTTTAGATGAATTCAGACAAAAAAGAGCTGAAAGAAAAATTAGACTTAGTACTAAACCAGTTCAAAATACTTGTTTAACATTTACTGAACCACAACAATGTTCATCATGGAAAACTAATAAATCATGCGATACAGATGAATTTGGATTTCAAAAATGTAATTTAAACCCTGAATGTATTCAACCTAATGAAAAAGATTTGGCTAAAATTGGAAAAAAAACAGCATGTGTAGAAGAAGGACCTCAATGTTTTCAAGCATGTGATATTAATGCTTCTACCAAACGTAAGGAATGTGTGCAAGCTGAATATAATAAAGGAAGATGTTGTCCATTAAATACTGAAGTAGTAAAATATAATAATAAACTTTACTGTGTAAGTGAATAAATAGAATAGTTATAATTTTCTTCTAGAATATTTTCTAATTCTCCTTTGTTATTTTTAATTGTAACAAAAGATAATACATCATCATATAATTTATTCAAATCAATTTTTTCAACAAAACCAGTTTTTGATTTAACAATACTATTTTTATTATAAAAATCAATTTGAATATAATCTCCTATTTTAAGATCTAGAATTTCAACGGGAGTTAATTTATAATTCATTAAATACCATCATTTTGATTAATATTTAAAAAAATCAACTTTTAATATTTAAAAATTAATTTTATATAGTTTTATATATATGTCATTCGAACAAAAATATCTAAAATATAAATCTAAATATCTTGCTTTGAAATCTCAATTAAATATTCATAATGAATCTTTACAAAAAGGAGGTTCTATCTATAATAATAATTTAGATGATATTGATTCTTTTAGTCAAACATCTAATATTATGTCACAATATAGCAGCTATTTAAGTGGAGGTAAATCTGCATCTAATAAATCTGCATCTAATAAATCTGCATCTGATAAATCTGCATCTGATAAATCTGCATCTGATAAATCTGCATCTAATAAATCTGCATCTGATAAATCTGCATCTGATAAATCTGCATCTGATAAATCTGCATCTGATAAATCTGCATCTGATAAATCTGCATCTGATAAATCTGCATCTGATAAATCTGCATCTGATAAATCTGCATCTGATAAATCTGCATCTGATAAATCTGCATCTGATAAATCTGCATCTGATAAATCTGCATCTGATAAATCTAGAAAAGAAGATGAAGATTCTAACGAAGATGAAATCAAAGATGATGATTCTAACGAAGATGAAATCAAAGATGATGATTCTGACGAAGATGAAATCAAAGATGATGATTCCGATGAAGATGATATAGAACGTGAAATAGAAGAAGATACAGAATTAAGTGGAGGTTATAAATATTCAAAAGTAAAATCAAATAAAAAATATTTTTTTAATGATTCGGATGTTAATTTAGATAGTACTACTACCGATTCTGAATTATCTTCTTTAGACACAGATTCAACAGATGATTCCGATTTATAAATATATAAAGATTATTTTATTTTTACTTAATAATAATGAAAACAATTAGTGGAATAGAAGAATTAGATGAATTTATATTAGATAATAATAATAATGTTATTTTATTATATTTTGGAGCTGAATGGTGTGGACCTTGTAAACAACTTAAAAATAGATTAACAGAACCAGATACCATACAAATAATGCCTAAATTAATTGTTGGTTATCTTGACGTTGATGATGAAAAAAATGCTTCTTTAGTAAAAAGATATAAAATTAAATCTTTGCCAACTCAAATTTATATAAAACTCAATGATAACAAGGTTGTAGAAACTAATAGAATTGAAGGTTATGATTTTATGAAATTAAAACTAGATTATGATAGTTATTTGACTTCTTAAAAATTGATTTTAATTTATTATAGCTAATAAATTAATATACAATGTCGAGTAAATTCGTAGTAAAAGATATTAGAATACTTAGTAGTTGGGGATATAATTTATCATCCAATACTGATTGTACTATTTGTCGTCATAGTTTAAATTCTAATAGTTTATACTATCAAGATAAAGGACTTGATTCTTATGTTGTTCAAGGAACATGTGGTCATTCATTTCATTATGAGTGTATTAAACCATGGGTTGAGAAAAATAAACACTGTCCAATTTGTTCCGCTGAATGGAATTATGCTGATCGAAAGTTACCACAAAGTAAAAAAAAACATACATAGAGAAAAATTTATTTTATAGTATAATGCAAAAGAAACTGTTTGATGATTATGAAATTGGTATTGACGAAGCTGGTAGAGGACCATTAATTGGACGAGTCTATGCTGGAGCTGTTATCTGGGGGACAAATACTAAGG